GCTTCCGTCCGGACGGTTTCGGTTTGCGTGTTTCGGACCGTCATTCCGTATTTCCTTTCAAATTTGCGTTTTAACGCGGTTTTCAATCTCGGGTATGCCGGGGTATTCCCCAAGCGCCGCCGTCCTTTTTGCGACTGCCGCCCCCGATGCCGTCTGAAACGCGCCGGCGGCGCACGGATTGGTTCGCGGGTAGTACGTCGCTTTTTCCTCCGCATTCCGCGCCTTCGCGCATTTCGCAAAACCGCGCACCGGCGTGCCGGTGTTGGTTTTGAAGTCGGCATGGTTGCAATAGAAACAGGTTTCACGCATTTACCGGCCTCCCGCACTAGACACTGTAAGGGTCATATTCATCATGTTTGGGGGCTTGCCATGCCAAATCAGGCTCTTCCTCGAACTTCATAAATTGCCCTTTCCAGCCGCAAACCACCGTTCCCGTTTCGCCGTCCCGGTTCTTGGCGATAATCAGCTCGGCAATGCTCGGATTCTCGTTTCCGTCGTAGTAGCTTTCGCGGTGCGGCATGATGATGTTTGCGTCTTGCTCAATCGCGCCGCTGCCGCGAATGTCTGCCATGTTCGGGCGTTTGTCTGCCTGCTTTGTGTTTCCCCTGTTCAACTGGGCAACCAAGACGACGGGGATATTCAGCTCTGCCGCCAAGTTTTTCAAACGGCGCGATATATTCCCCAACTCCGCCACCTCGTCCCTCCCTGCCCTTGGCATGATGTGAAGGTGATCGACAACCAACAAATCCAAGCCGGTAGTGAGTTTTTTCTCCTTAGCCAAAAAGCAAAGCTCGTCAACGTTGAGCAGGTCGCAGTTCACGTCAAACTTCCACTCTTTCGCTTGGCTGACGTAAATCGGCATATTGGCGTAATCGCTTTGCGTCAGATTGCCGGTTTTCAGGTTCTGCATGGGGATATTGCACTCAGCCGCCATGCCGCGCCTTGCCAGCTCTACCGCGCTCATTTCGTAGCTTTGGAAATGAACTGCCTTGCCCTGCTTCAGCGCGAATCGCGCAATGTTTTCCGCCAAAACCGTTTTACCCATAGACGGACGCGCCGCAATCACAATCAGGTTTCCATCCGGCAAACCGCCGGTCATCCCGTCAAGCTTCATCAAGCCGGTAGGCAATCCGAAACGCACGCCGTCAAGCCTTTTGTCCAAACCGCCAATCAAATCCTCAACGGTCTGGCCGAATGTCTTGGTTTCACGCTTTACCGCGTCTTTGCCGACTGCCGCCAATTCGTCGGCCGCCTTAGACAGCTTTTCTGCGACCGTCCCGCCGTCTTTGGAAACCGCGATTTTTTCAATCGCCGCCGAAGCCTTCAGCAAGCCGCGCTCGACAAACCTGTCGTTCACAATCCCAACGTACCGGCTGATATTCTTCGCGCTTGGGGTGTTTTGGTTCAGGTCTATCAAGTAAGCCAGGCCACCCGCGTTTTCCGCCTCGCCGCGCGCTTCCAGCTTGTCGTTCAGCGTGATGATGTCGATAGGCTCGTTTGCCGCCGCCATATCCAGCAGAGCGCGGAAAATAATCCTGTGTTGCGCCTGGTAAAACTTTTCAGGGGTCAGGATTGCGCACCGCGTAATCGCCGTCGGTTCAATCAAGATGCCGCCCAAAATGTTCTGTTCCGCCCCTACGCTGGCCAGTGATTGGACGGCTTCCGTTTCCTCGATTCGGTTCATGCCCTTCCCCTTGCCGCCTGGTTCGTTTTAGGCGGATGCCATTCAAGGATTTTGACGAAATTGCCCGCCTTGAAAATCCAATCGAAGCCGACCGCAAATCCTGTTTGGTTTTCGCCCATCCAAAACGGGTTCATCGCCACTTTCCGGAAGAAACCGGCAAACCAGGCCAAACCGGTTTCCTTGTCCCCGAACCTCACCTTGCCGTTTGGCGCCGCCGTTCCCAGCATCTCGCACCAGCGGTTTGCAATCGCCCGTTTGCGCGTGTCGTTCAGCACTTGGACGCTTGGCAACCGGCCGCCCAAAACTTCGTTGTACAAATCGGCGATTTCCTGAAGCGGTACGCCGTGGGTTTTGCGGCGGCGCGGAACATTCGCATTTTTCGGTTTTCCCGAAAGGCCGCCGTTGCCGTTACTGTCGCTTTCGGCCTTCGGCGAAGTCGGTTCGCCGGTTTCCCGCCCGCACGTTTCCGCGTCAGCGGAAACAAACGCGTCAGCGTTCAAACCGCCTTTGCCGTTTCCGGCGTTTGGGGGTAAGGGGGTATATACTGCTAAATCTTCTGTTAAATCTTCTGTTCTTATAACGGCTGTTGATTCCTCACTCCCCGAATGTTGATTTTGAAGTTCGGGGCTGTTGATATTGCATTTCGGGGCTGTTGATTCCCCACCCCCCGAATGTTGATTTTGAAGTTCGGGGCTGTTGATATTGCATTTCGGGGCTGTTGATTCCCCACCCCCCCGAATGTTGCAACATCAAATCATCAAAAGCGTCTAAATTCAGTTTGTAGTAAATGCGGTGTTCAATTCGTTTTTCAGTCTCAATCAATACGCCGCGTTCCCTCAGCTTTGCCCGTGCCGTTCTTTGTTCCTGAACGGACAGCCCGGTTTCAATTTCAATTTCTTCCGCTGTTCGGTAAATGCCTGATTCATACTGCGTCTTATCGTTCCAGTAGAAGAAATGCCCGAATAATATTGCCGCATTTACACCGCCCAAAGGCTTTGCCAATTTCGGGTAATACGCGATTGGCCTGCCTGCCGCTCTCAAACTTTCAGACGGCTTCATCATCAACCCCTTTCACTTCTTCGACCCGCCCGTCCAACGCTTCCCGTGCCTTGCCCGCGTCTTCCGCCTGCATATGAGCCGGCACCGGCAAGCGGGCTCCGCGTATTCTTTGTTCCCGGCTCATGGTTCAATTCCTGACTTTGCGATTGAGTAATGGGCAACGGGATTTTTACAGTTACCGACCTTGTATTTCGGCTTGGCAAACACGAAGCCCCTGCCTTCCAAGTCGGTTATCCGTGCCGCAAGCTGCGTCACCTTCAGGTTCTGATAAGCCTCAAGGGATGTGATGCATCCCTTGTTACGGATGTAATCGACAATTTGTTTGCATTGCGTTTGTTTTTGATTCATAATCGCCTTTCGCCGTTACCTGAACCGCTTCCCTGCAATTCAGGGGGATTACCCGCCCCGTGCGGGTTTTTCTTTATCGGCCGCCCGTCTGTCCGGGCGGTCAGCCGTCTTTCCGATTTGCCATCACCCCGTTGCAACCGGGTTTCCACACAACGGCCGACGGAGTAAAAAAATGCCGTCCGACTTATCCTTCATACTCGCCAAAGAGCTTATCCGCAGCGGTTCTATCCGCTTAAGCGGCAGTACGGCCAAAGGACAAGCCGGAGAATTGGCGGTATTCATCCGAACACTTCATCAAAAACCCGAAGAATCGGAGCCAAATACCGATGACGAATATTTAATCGGGCTGCTTTCCAAGTAATTCAAAGCCGTCTTTCAAACCCGGCGCGATTTTGTAAACCTCATCGCAGCCTTTGGCGGCGGCTTTCAGCATCGCCTTTTTAATCAGCCGTCTGTCTTTCTTCGACAGGCGGTTTCTGTCCTGCTTCTTCATTTTTTTCCTTTCCGGTAAATTGCGGATGACTTCCGCTTCAATTCGGTTATATCAATTAACATCTGACCCGACGGGCTTTTTATTTGGGTTACAGACGTGTCGAGGGGAAAGCCCGCACTTCCTCAGCCTTCACTCTTTTGCCGTCTGAAAATAAAAAAATTGCCCGCCCAGACCTCAATGCTTTTGAAATTGCTCCTTGAGTAACGCCGATTTCTTTTGCTGTTTTCGCCTGTCCGTGCTGCTCAACATACTCATTTAGCGGAATTTTCTTCATAAATTACTCCAAATAATAGAGATATTATTACCGCAAGTAATTCAAAAGTCAATACTTGCGGTTATTTGATTATTATTACTTACAGTAATATATTTAAATTATTTAATATGTTTAAATTATCGAAGGAGGCGGCAAAATGAAAAAAAGAGAATTAAATGAAATTGAGACGGCTGAATGTGCTGAACTAAAAAGAATTTTTAACTCAAAAAAAGAAGAACTTAAGCTAACTCAATACAAGCTGGCAGAAGCTGTAGGAGTTACTCAAAGCGCGGTGAACCATTATTTAAATGGCACCAACGCCTTAAACGCCTCCATTGCAAGCCAGTTTGCCAAAATCTTGCAAATTCCTGTTTCGGATTTCAGCCTCCGACTTGCCGAAGAAATAAGCAGTATGTCCATCGGCATTGATGGAGATAAATTGCTGGCACTGCAAGCAGACAATCTCGACACCATCACCCTCAACCTATACGACGTATCAGCCAGTTGCGGTCATGGGGTAGTCAACCCCGACTATCCGCAACTGCTACGCTCGATTGAGATTCCCAATGACGCGCTATTCGAGCTTTTGGGGACAAACAATCTGACAAACGTGCAGCTTATGCCGCCGGACGGCGACAGCATGGAGCCGACCATTCCACAGAAATCGATAACTTTAATCAAAACAGACGTTAGCAAGTTTCAGACCGGCGGCATCTACCTGTTTACCTTTGACGGTTATACCTACATCAAACGCCTGTCCAGAGGCAAAGGCGGCGCGATACACGCTACCAGCGACAACAGGCATTACGCCAAGTCGGATTTTCTGATAAACCCTGAAGAAGCCGACAAATTCCACATTCACGGCAAATTTTGGAAAGTTTTGCCGCTTGATTTTTTAGACCTTTGACCGCCCCTTTGGACAGCCTGACCGTAATCGGCCCGGTCTTCCGGCAGGGCGTGCCGGATTGACAAATTCCTCTAGGGGGAAATCTCAAAAAGTCGGATTTACAGATTTACACAAAGTGTAAATTTCATAGGGTAAAGAAAAGAAAAGCGTGTGATAATCTGCCGCCGGCGCGGGCACGGGCAAACGAAGAGCGCGACCTGCCCGCCGCCTATAACCGCAGCCGCACCGACGAGGCCGTCCGCCGCATCGGTAACGGAACACTTTGGAGCATCTCATGAACCGATATGCCATGCGTTTTGCCGTCATACGGTTTATGCCCTATGTCCAAACGCGCGAATTTGCCAACATCGGCATCATCATAACCCACCCGCAAAGCGGCTGCTTCGACTTTAAAATCGAACATCGCTACAGCAGATTGAGCCGTTTTTTCCGCCGCTTCGATCCGCCCGCCTATAAAGCGGCGACCCGTGCCTTTGAAAAAGAATTACAGCGGATTAGAAACCTGGCGGCACACTCCGCGCCCGATCAGATACGCGCCATGCCCGACCATCTGACCCGCCCGCGCGAAGCCCTGATTATGGCCGCCCGACCGGGCGTAACCCTCGCCCCCGGCAGGGGGCAGGAACTGAACCGCCTGTTTGATTATTTTGTCGCCCGCAGCTTCGCCAAAAACCAACCCGAAGCAGAACTTACCCGACAAATACAGGCAATGTCAAAGCCGCTTCAGACGGCATACCCCTTCAAAGAAAGCACAATCGGCGACCCGTCAGGCTTTCACGCCTCCATCCCCTTGGTGCAAAAGGCGGAAAACGGCGAAATACGGAAAATCATCAAGCCTATCTATTTCGGACGGAAAGACCCTGCCGACATCTATTACAAGTCTGATAAGCGGATTGCCGGCATAAAACGGTTGCGGCGCGGCGGATACATCGACCGCTCTGAAATATTGTTTGCCTACGAACCGCCGGAGCGTCCCGACAAGGCACAAGAAAAGGCATTGCTTGACGTATCGGGCGACCTGGAGGAACAGGGCATACAGCTTGCCGATAACCGAAGCGAAGGCAAAATCATCAGAAACTTTGCCTGCGGCTGACAGCCCTCAAGACCGCCCGCGTTATGCGGGCTTTTTACACCCTTCCCTGCAACTACTGCCGAAAGATATTTTTACACACAAATACACATAAAAATTGACAAAATAAAAATTAGTGTGTATTATTACGCACATTGGCAGGCGTGCCATGCATTAAGATTAGGAGTGATAATTGAATAGCCTAGACGTTATTGCCCTACTCAAACAAGACGGTTGGTATAAAGTTGCACAATCCGGGAGCCATTCGCAATATAAGCACCCAACAAAAAAAGGCCGTGTAACCGTGCCGCACCCGAAAAAAGACTTGCCGACAGGTACTGTAAAAAATATCTATAAGCAAGCCGGTTTGAAGTAACGGCAGGCAGCGGGGTTTCCCGCTGCCCCCCTTCTAATCAAACAATCGACGGGTTATCTCACGCGCCCATAAACCTGAACAACATAATTAAAGGAAATCAAATGTTTATCCCTGCCGCCCTGCACAAAGACGAACATTCGGCATATGGCGTAACCATTCCCGACCTTCCCGGCTGTTTCTCTTGCGGCGACACCGTTGAAGAAGCCGTCGCCAACGCCCGTTCTGCCGCCTATATGCATATTGACGGTATGATTGAGGACGGAGGGTTCAAAAACCTTGCCGTAAGCAGCATTGCCGATTTGAGCCAAGAACCTGATTATCATGGGGCAACATGGGTAATGATTGAAATCGACCCTGCAAAAATCAGTCGGCAGCAAATCCGATTCAACGTCAGCTGGCCGCAATACCTTCTTGATAGAGTGGATGAATATACATCCGCAAATCATGAAACCCGTAGCGGTTTTTTAGCCAAAGCCGCCCTGCTCACCATGAATCAGGCATAGCCAGCCCGTTCAACCCGCCCGCACACGCGGGCTTTTCCACGCCCGCCGAACCTGAAAACAACACAAACGGTTCGTGCCGGATTGAGGAATATGCTGAAATATATCGAAAAGATGTAAAATGTACGGAAATGTGCCGGATTTAGATTGCCTGCTTTACAGGAAACCGCATATAATCAAAAGTATGAAACCGCACAACGATACCATTTTCCAAGAGCCAAAGGCTGCCCAAGCGGCCGCCTTCCTGCTGTACAAGGCAAACGGCAGGCTTGAAGTACTGAAGCTGATGAAGCTGATGTACTTGGCTGAACGTGAGTCTTTTTTACGCTTCGGAGAAGGCCTGACAGGTGACGCGTTGGTTTCAATGCCGCATGGCCCGGTACTCTCCATGACCTTGGATTTCATTAACGGCGGACATGAGTCCGTTCCGAACGGATGGGCAACGTGGGTTAGCGACCGCGAAAACAGGATGCTTGCCTTACGCGATCCAAGTATGATTCGGACGCCCGGGCAAGACTTATCGGCATTATCCGAAGCTGATTTGGAAGTACTGGAATCGGTTTGGGAGAATTACGGCCATTATTCCGCATGGGATCTGCGCAACATGACCCACAACGGGTTATGCCCGGAATGGGAAGACCCTCACGGCTCAAGCCGCCCGATTCCCATCAAAAAACTGTTGTCTGTGCTTGGTTATGATGACGAACAAGCCGTAGCGATTGTAGAAAGGCTGGAAGAACAGGCTTACATCAATCGCGCTTTCGGGTAGGGGGCGGTATGCCTCAATCGTGGCAATGCAGGAAAGGCGCATGCCTGCTCATCCCATCCGGTCCAAATAGCTGCCAACACTTGTTTACCATCCTAGTCAATCCGTGTATCCTGCCCAACCGTGGAAATAAGCCGCAGGTTCTTTCTGTCGGCATTTCTTCCGTCCGGGCAAATATCCCATATGATAATGCCTGCATCATCAGGCAGGGAGAACATCCTTTTGTCCGACATGACAGTTATGTCCGCTACCGTGATGCAAGGATTGATGCCGTCGAACACATAGAAAACCGTGTGCATGAAGGAATATTCTCCGTAAAACCACCATGTAGCGAACAACTGTTGAAGCGTATCATTGCCGGGGCTTCAACATCACGATATGCCGGCAGGGAAGTTAAGCTTCTGATTGAAAAATTTGCTATAGCATAATCCTCCGCCCGCATCATGCGGGCTTTTTCCACGCCCGCCGAACCTGAAAACAACACAAAACCGACAAAGCCGCCCGAAAAGGCGGTTTTCAATCGTCCCCATCGACTACCCCGTGATACCCGGTAACTTTGTAGAGCCTGGGCTTGCCGCGCGCCGTCTGTACGCTTACGTCAACAATATAATATTTTTCAAATGGATAAGGCTCTGCAAACATTTCGCGCTTGATGTGTTCGGGAATCAGGATTTTGACCGGACGGCTGTATATCCCTTCAATAACCGCCTGATTGGTTTCCTTTGTCGGCGCGGCTTGTACGAAATACATCACCATCTGCCCGTAATCCCCTGATTCGGACGCTTCCGCCCGTTCGCCCAGTATCCGCCTTGCCTGATTTTGTACCGTGTTTGCCGCGAAATAGTTGTAGGTAATATTATTGACGACGGAGCCGTTGTTGTCGTTCACGTTGATTTCAATCGACCCGTTTTTATCCGATGCGGCAGGCTGCATGATATTTGCAATATTGCGGATTTGGCTGTCCGTTACCCCTGCGGGTTCTTTGCCTTTACCCATCAGCCAATCGGTAATCTCAATAAAATTCTTGGCGTACGCCAATATCTGCCCCGCGCCTTCAAAAAGCGTACCCGCCAAAGGCAAGAGGGGTGCAAGCTCGGCAATAATGCTGCCCTGCCTGATTTCCTTAATATACAGCCGCGCATGACTGCCCGCGCTGCCGCACATGGATTCGTAATCATCGGCAAGGCTCATCATAGACTGCGCAAATACCGACAATTCCACCGGCTCGCTGTTTCTGACAACCACTGTCAATGTCTGTTTGTCCAATTGCATTTCCATAATAAGCCTCCTTAATTTCATCTGATTTTAATACGCCGCCCGAAATATCGGGCGGTTTTTTGCGCCTGCGAAATCTCAAAAATAAATTCTTTTAATAATCAAAGATAAACATAAATTACCGTAAATAATATTACTAGCGGTATTGCAATAATAAATTACTGGCGGTAATATACACCCATCGAAACAAACAACAACTTGAAGGAAACGGGATGAACGAATTAATCAGCAGAATAAATCGGTTTGGCACAAAAAAACGAGCAAGACCTATTAAGTAAGGTTGCCGAAATATGCAAAGGGGCAGGCGCAAAATTCACCGCCCGAAGAAGCGAGGGCATCAATCACACCGCTTTTACTTTTACGGTTAAAAAAGACGGCTTAAAAGATAAGGCAATGATTGTTTTGTAAGTAACAAACCGCCCGAAAGCTATATCTGCCAAGCCGGGGATAGCACAAAGCGATGAAGTATCGAACTTCAAAGCGGGGCAACGGCACGGCGAAACGGTGAATGCTGCGGGCGGTTTCCTCAAACGGAAAGGACGAAGGCGGTGAAATATTACGGCACGGCGGCTTACGGCAGCCCCGATTGGGGGATGGAAAGATATTACGCACGGGAGGATATGCGGCAGGCTTTGGACGGTTGGGAGGCGGAAAACCGAATCCTGCACGAATCCGGGTTGATTGAGATTGCCAAAAAATCGGCGCG